CCCGTTGGTAGCGAAACTGTCCCACTTATATTCGTCAAATTCCAAGTACCTGATTGCGTGACGGGGATCGAACTTTGATCGGATGCAATGGCGATAGGTAATGAAGCCTCCATTGCTTTCTGGCCAAAGGATGGAAACATAGAAGTAAAAGTCGAGTCAAGCAAGAGAGTGGCGAGAGTTGCTTGGGTTGCGGCACCAGTTGGAAGACTAATAGCTCCGTTAATATTATTAATGTTCCATGTCCCGGACTGGGAAGCTGGAACAGCGCTTTGATCAGATGCAATGACAACAGGTGTTGAGGCCGCCATTCCCTTTTGCCCGAGCGCATTAATGCGCGCCTTAAAAGTATTATCGAGAAGAAGGGTCGAGACAGTTGATTCTGTGGCTGCGCCACTTGGAAGGGGCAGCGACGCTGCACTGATTGGCACAGCAGTTGCGCGAAGCTGCGCGTCGGTTAGGGGGCCTGTTACGGCAACACTTCCGCTTATACCAACGGTACCGTCTACGGTTAACGAGTTGCCTCCGTCTTGCACATTAACGGCGCTCGCGCCTGCGGCATTGGTAACGGTAACACTGGCTGCGCTTATATTTACATTCAGGGATCCATCTGCATTAGGTAAAAGTGGGTTACTGCCGTCTGGTCGGACGATTGCAATATTATCGCCGTCACTTGCACTGATCTCGACGGCGAGCTCTGCGTTATCTATGATAACGTGGCCAGCGGTACCGCCTTCTACGCTTACTTTAAGGGCGCCCGAATCAGAGGCAATTAACTCGCCATTCTCTCCGGCTATTTGAACAATTCTATCAAGATTCTTTAGAATATTGGAAGACATCTAGGCCTATTATAGCCTAGGCATAGCAGAAATGCAAATGGCTAGGCAACTAGGTTGCTAAGCTTCTGATTATTCACGCCGGTAGAGGTATCGGATAGAGGCGTAATGTTACTACGAATATTATTATGGTCGACAAGGTTGTTATCGCAAACTCCGGTATTGTCTTCCAGTTTAATGCCAGTAGTGGCGTTGTCTACGCGATTGCTAGTCACAGCGCAGTCCTGACAGGCGCTCAGGCGAATGCCGGTGGTAGCCGTTCTCACGAGGTTACCCACGATTACAACGTTAGTCGGGACCGTCGCGCTACCATCAACCCATATGCCGCTTGTGGTATCAAATACCGTGTTACCGTTTACGGTCACGTCATCGCTATCATCATAAACGCGAATGCCGCGTGGAGCAAAGTTAACGGTGTTACCAACACAACTTACCCGTTGGCTATTATCGATACCGATAGCATCGCTGTTGTTTACTGTTCGGATATCGTTTCCACAGATTGCGCTATCCGCTCCATTGTTCAAATAAATTCCTTGCTGGTCAATACGCTCTAATGTATTATCATTGATGCGGACGTTATTTCCACCCGAGATATTGCTGACAATTCCCCATGAGCAATCCACAATTGTGTTATCGCAGGCAGAACCATCTTTCATGTTCGCCAAGATTCCGAAGCCGCTTGACCCGCTGATACAACTGCGAATGTCGTTGCCTTCAACGCTATTTTGGTAGCCGCCGTTAACTTGAATGCCCTGTCCGGTGGGGCGATAGAGAATTTCATTGTCTCTAACCCTAGTGCGCGTTACATTGTGCGCGCCGGCATCCAGTACGATTGCACCATCTCCTTTGCCGCCTTGGATAAAGTTTCCTTCTACAAGACCTCCATATGCATTGACACCTAAGAGAATCGCGGCCTGTGGGGTCGTGCCTGTGCTGCTATTGTTGTTAGAATAGATCTTGCATCCACGAACAATAGGAGTCATCGCCGCTCGGCAAGCTATCGCACGACAGCCGTCTAGATTCGAAATGGTAACGCGTTCTATGAGAGTGTCAAAAGTAGCTACCATGCTAATGCCATCAGTAGCGGTCCCTGTGAGAGCCACGTCTTCGCCTTCAATATTGAGATCCCTAATCTCTAGATGATCGCTGTAGCGCGCTAAGATAATTTGTTCGTAGGTGCCTGCGGGCTCTAGCTGTAAATTCTCTAAGCGATTAAATTTGTTTGCACTAGGATTATCTAGCAATCCTCCGGTAAAGCCCATCGGAGCGGGGTTTACCAAAGTGATCTCGCCCGTCCCCCCATTACCATTAGCCGATGCACGAGCCGTAAAGCCTTCTTTATACCCTGTCACACTATCGGTACCTACAATAAAAAGAGTATCGCCGGTGCCTACTTGTCCCGCTGCAGCTGCTGTCGTGGTAAACACGCTGGTCGCGCCGCGACTAAAATTATTTAAAGGCTGGTCGACAAGGTCGCTAGTACCGGCAAACTCGATCATAGCCCCGGTTCCACCGCCGGTAGCGGTAAGGCGTGTGGCGCGTCCTGCGCCGCGAATCGTTACGTTATTGATGCTGCTAAAAACAACCCCATCGTCTAAATCATAAAGACCTTGCGAGAGTTGAATGATACCGCCACCAGAAGAGTGCACGGCAGACACTAAATCCTGAAGGCGATCTTTATCAGCAGTCGTGCCCGTTGGTTGCAGTGTTACGATATTGAATCCTACTTGGAGCTGATCTCCGGTGAGACTGACCTGTCCGTAGGTTCCACTTACATCGACGTGCATTCCCGCGGATACGCCACTTTTATTAGCGGTAATATCTAGCTGGGATACAAAAGGCTGAGAGGTAAAGGCGCCATAGTAACTTTGATCCGCGCTTGCATTAGCAAACGTGAGATTGAGATCTGCGATGTTCCCGATTATTAATCCCTGGTCATCGGTTGGGATAATAAAGCCCTGAATAGTCCCGGTTTTACTAGCAAGCTCAATTATGTTGTCATCGGCGCTCCAATAAGAGGTCGCGTCGCTGCTGCCACGGCGAGCCTGTAGAAAAAGATCACTCATGTTATTAAGCTGTAGCAAGATGCTACCGTCTGTCACGAGGGCATTATCAGTCTGGAATTGGAACCCGATTGCGCTAGCGCCATCAGCTTCGTCTGTCCGTACCGCGTTGCCGTCTAGATGGAAGTCTTGCGTAGCAGTGTGATTGCCGAGGTCATCGCCAACGGTAGTTGGGGTTAGCAGGTCTAGATTAATCTGCTTAAAAACATTGGTTGCCACTAGGGACTCCTATTAGCCTTGCATGACGACGCGAGTCGCAGCACTGGCAGGGACGATAATACGGACATATTTTGACATTAACCCGATTACATTCCACTGAACCGAACCCCCGGCAACATCTGCGGCCGTGGTAGCGGTAGTTATGTCGGAAAAGCTTGCCGAGACATTCTCATCACTGGCCTGTAGCTTGATATTGCCCCCAGCGTTTGCGCCATAGTGAACTACTATGAAAGCATCTTTTATGTTGGTAACGTCTACGGCCAAGCTAACGGCACTGGTAGTTTCCAATAACGTTCTATTTTGGTCTATTTTGGGTTGTCCTAAAATCTCGGGCATTTAATTACTCCTTGGGAGCTGTGCTAGGCGGTTGGATTGCTCCAGGACCACTAGACATAGCGGGATTTCCTTCACTTTGAGAAGGCTTTTGTTTATTCTGTTCCGGGGACATTTGCATAGGCGGTTGTTGCTGCGCTAAAAGGGCCTGGTGCTCGGCAATATGCTCCAATGTTGGGCTAAGAATCGCAACATTCTCCCGAATTTCCGGGTCGCTAGTAACGGTGCTATGCTCTAAAATGTGCAATTCATGATTATCAATTGAGAGAGCGCGGGGTTTCTTACCCGCCATAAGCATCTCATTTTCCTTACGAATTCCCATCATTTGTGCGTGCGGACCCTCCGTCATCACTTCCAAGTTACCAGTTTTATAGACCTCTAGATATTGCATGGCGTTAACTTGGTTATACTGTAAGAGGCTATTGGCCGCGTCGGTGCGACCGGCAAGGGTCTTCATAACTGGATTGCCCATGTCAACGACTACTCTATGGATGTCTGCCAGGTCTTCGCCTTTAAATGTTTGTAGATAGGTGCTGTTGTTTTTTCCGCTAATGAGCGCGACGCGTGGGGTGCTGGCATAGTCTTGAAGATTTTGGATGACCATGGTAGCGCTGTCCTCTAGCATCTGGACGTAGCTAAGCTGAAGGGCCTGAGCAAATTGAATGGCCATTGTCTGGACAAGCGCCACGCTGTTTGCGCTGCGGAGATTGCTCTCAGGTTCGCCCCGGGCTGCACTATTAATCCCCGAGAGGGTTTCCATTTTTTGCTCTAAAACTGCAATCAGGTTATAGAGTTCTACTGGCGTAGCAGTTAACTGAAGAGGCTCAGGCTTGCCGGCTTTGGGATCGAACTCTACAAGGTTAAGACCGCCGGCAAGACGGCTTACTGTGAGACCGGCTCCGCGGGGCATGGCAATATTTTGGACGCCAAAGGTAGCGTTATTGGTTAGCGCTACGCTATAGAGCTTGTCTATGGCTTCTTGGAGAGGGACGAGATCAAAGGTATTGCTATAGCCGTAAATGTAGTCTTCCATCTCTCCCGCGCTCATGCGGATCACGGGAAGGCTGCGGTAAGGAAGCGGGCCGTCAAATAAGAGAATGCCTCCTTCCGTGAACTCCAATATTCTTCCCTGTGGCATGGCCGGGGTAGGCTTATGATAAAAGCACCATTTATTTATGAGTTCATTTGTAGGGCTGTCGTAGAAGCGACGAATAACGAAATCGGTTAAAAATCCCTGGAACTCGCTATAGCTCTCTTGAATTACTTCTTCTTTTGTCTCTTCGGAGAGACCCGCCTGGCTGGCGATCTCAAACTTATTAGCTCTCTTGCGAAGCAAGATCCACTCGTCACAATTAGCTTTGCGGTAGTGAATATCTCTTATGACATCGAAAGTGCTATAGGATCCAAACTCAAGGTCTCCTTCATAGATAATAGCACCAGTCTCAGGATGTCGACCGTATTCCTTGCCGCCGCTTGGGTTCCATCCCCCGTATAAAAACCCTTCTCCATAGCGGATCGCCAGGTCCGCAGTCTCGGCCTGGTAACGTTCTAACTTTTCCACGCGGCTATAGTAGTCTAAAAGGCCGCTAGCGATGGTGGTTTGCGCCATGGACTTATAGTCTGTGTTAATGGCCTTTGGGTCATAGGCGGGGCGTTGGTTTACGAGAAGGCTCTTGCGATGGTCTATGAGATTTCTAAAGTGGTTTACGTTTATGTTAACATACTGGCCCAGGTTACCGCTTCGGGAGAGGCTACCGCGTTTGAAGGCACTTTTATTAGTGAAATTATAGACCTTGCGTAGCAGCTCTGTGCGCCCCGTTTCATGCAGGTAGCGATAATATCGCTCCTTACGCAGAACTAACTCGTCAATAAGATCGTAGGCCGGCAATGATGCAAAATACTTGTCTGACAATGAAGACTCCCAGGGAGCACGACGGCGCTCCCTTATTCTGTTCCCTCAAAGATCCCACTCATGTCTTCTAAAGCAATCTCAAGCTCTTTCCGGTCCTTAGCTGCCTGCTTAGTTCTTCCCGGCTCTGCGATGGGATCGCCGCCATAGAGGTCAATGTTTCTAATTAGATACATAAGCATAGCAAAGTGATCGAAATGGCCATAGGCGGCGGAGCGCCCGAAGCGTTTGCGATGCTTATCCCAAACGCCATAGCGAAGGCAGCCTATGGTTTTGGGGCAGGTTTTGGGATTTACCTTAATGCGGCCTTCTTTTACCATTACTCGGACCTGATCTACCATGGCCTTTAGCTCATCTTTCCCCGTGGGAACAAAATGGAGCCCATGGAGGCTACCTAAATCTTGCAACAGTAGGGGATTATCATTGTCTGCGACACGGCGATAGGGTTCTAGCCCTTCCCAAATGGCTTTCTCGTGCTTTCTAACCATATCCCGCAGTGCGATGGTGGTCATAGCTGGCCCGTTAATAGAGTCTTCTTGCTCTAGATAGAAGACTCTTGTGAGGCGGTCGTACCAGCCGAAACCAATGGCCGTGAGGTCTACTTTCGTTCCCAGGTCCATGGCTACGTAACGATGCAATTGCTTAAAGTAGGCAGGGCGAGATAGCTCGACTTCATGCTCGGGGGACCACTCTGGGCAAAGACTGAGGCTCTCGTCTGTGACATGGCGGCAATAGTATTCGCGCAGGCGCTCGGTTTCAGTAAGACACTCTTCGAGAAGAACCTTTTTTTGCGCTGGAGAGAGCATAGTGTTATCGTCGATTGTCAAGAGAATATAACTACCCTCTGCGAGAGCTTTTGGCAGGAAGGTTGTCGTAAGAGGATGTGCGGGAGTGGACGGTGGCGTGGAAATCATAATAACCCGTGCGCCGGGACGAGTCGCTGTCATCGGGGTCACAACGCTACTGTATAGATAGTCTAACTTGTCTATGAAACCGGCTTCCTCAAAAACATAGAGGTCTGCGTTGTTACCGCGGCCAGCCTCAGGATTAACGTCTAGGCCAATAAGCTGGATTTCAGCTCCGTTATGGGGAAAGGTATAGGTAAGCTCACTTACTTTCCAGCGGGGTTTGAGTTCTTCGGGGCAATCGGCAAGAATCATCTCGAAAGCTGGGATGGCAAATTTTTTGAGGCCGGTTTTGGTACTGCTGGCATAAAAGATGCGAGGCAGGGGGTTCTGGCACGTGAGGGCCCACTCTACGCACTTAAGGGCGGCCCAAAAAGTCTTGCCTGTGCGACGAGAGCAATCTCCGTAAAAAAGCAAACTCTTAGATTGTCGAAAGGCTTCTTCTATAAGGCGCTGATGGGGTTTGAGTTTGTAGCGCAGATCGCCTCGATACCAGCTAAGTTCGCGAGCTTCTTTTTTGCTATAACGAGGCATTTGGGATTAGCCTACAGGGTCGTTATCGTCGTCGGAAGCATAACGAAGCAGGTCCTCGCTCTTGATTCGTTTGCCAAGCGGGCGGCGACCGCTAGACGAAGGCTTAATCTTTTCTGCGAGAATGGCAATAATTTTGACAAGGGTTTCCATGCGAGAGATGTCTTCGACCGCTAAGAGCTTGTCGCCGGCCATCTTTTCGAGGGCATCTATCTGGGTTTCGACTAAACGGTGTAACCGTCTAGCTGTCTTGAGGTAATCCGAGTCCATCGCTACTTAATCCTTGCAAGAGCTTTACTTTCGAGAGTTCTGTTTCGGCGGTCGCGACTCTCTCCGCGAGAGCTTGGTAGGCCTCAGCGAACGCCTTGGCGTTCGCCGTGGAGACATCTTTACCGCGAGCGCGGGTCCAATGGCGGAAGTTATAGGCGCCCAAGACCGTTAGGAGGGCTGCGGCTTCAGTTAGCGAGATACTTGTTGAAAAAGCCATTTTAATAAGGACCACAATAACAGCAATATTTGAGAGAGAGGCAAGGCCGTCTTCGTCGAGGAGGCGCAGGAAGTTAGCTATTTGCAGTAGGCGAGCTTTCATTTGTCGCAACCTCTACAACAGGTTCTTGCATGGGAATGACTTCAAGGCTATCGACGGCAGCCACTTGATCGGCAATAGCTTGCTGTTCCGCGAGGGTATGTTTTGTACTGGCAATCAAGACCTCATAAAAATGCTTTAGCGAAGCGATATCCATGGCATCGCGTCCGCTGAAAAAGCCTCTGCGGAGCAACCTTTGTGTGGTCTTATAGCCGTTTAGCATCTTAGTTAAATCATTGATAATATTCTGGGTTGTGGGGGACTTGGTAACCAAAGTTGACACTCCTTTTAGGATTATGGTAACTTTAGTTAAGTTAGCACAAGCCCTATAGGCTTGTCAAATGGGCATGAAAAACAGATACTTAAAAAAGAAAGCGCTTCCCAGGAATCATCAATGGCAATGGGATTTTGACTATGTCGAGAGGCTCTCCGCCAAGGAAAAGGAATTTTTGAACCAATTTGTAGCAGAATACTATGATGCAAGTTTTAAAGAAGATAAGCCCCTTCACAAGGGCACGAGGCTGCGAAGAGAGTGTTATCGTAGAAAAAATCGCCAGAATAAGGACGTGCAGTCTATTCTAGACTGCGGGGGACGGATGGATCGAGTGGATAAGAAAGAAAAAGCTTAGCTACTAGCCAACTCGAAGGTATGCGCGCAGCTGTAACATTGCATTCTTTGTTTCTTTCCCGTTCGCGTCACCCTAAAACCGTATTTACGCGTTAGCTTGCTGGCACAGCTGGGGCAAGCCTCTTGCCCGGTGTTGGCAATAACTGCGCGGCTGGCCTTGATGGTGACATAGGGAGCAATTCTTTTCCATACCTCGTATAGCTTTTGAACGTCGCGTTTGCAATAGCGAACCATTTTTTTCAGCGCGAGCGCGGAGTGCTTATCTATAATATCTATCCAGTCCTGAAAAGCCATTTTATCTTTTCCGCTGCCAGTAAGGAGTTTGCTCATGTATTCTAGACTGCTACTGGTGACATAAAAATGCTTTTTAATCTGCTTGCGAGTGTCTTCGCTAGTTGGCCATGAGATAGGAGGCTGACGGTGCAGCAAGCGCTGAGTGTTTATCTGCTTAATGTCGAAGCTATCACTATTCTGCCCGATGACAACATCCGCGCTCTCTATAACTTTCGCAAAGTCATTTATCATTTTACTGGAATCTTGTTTGGCCAGATTCCATTGCAGAGAATAAATCTTAGGGGAATGCTGCCAACGATAAGCTATGCAGATAATATCAAACTTCTGGCCCTCGACAATTTGATCATGTCGTAGGACTTGCTTGCCGGTTCGCCAGATCCACGCCTTAACGGGTGTCGTCTCTACGTCAAAAAAGAGTATACGGGGTTTTTTGTTTGTATCCATATTAGCGTATCCTCTTAAAGTATCGCATACCATTGCGGATGTCAACTTGCAAACGGCCGAGGACGCGGAGGCCGTCTATAGAAGAGAGATATTCTTGGTTTATGGGTATGCTCTGGCCTTCCATCTCAAAAAGTGCTACGAGCTTAGCTTCGCTCATTTCATCTCCATACGAGAACTTGGTCATAATGTTCTGCATGAGACTTTCATCCTTGTGCTTTATAGTCGTCCCGAAAGCGCTAAGGAGATTTGGCTCCAAAGCCTTGAATAAGGCTTTGGCGAGAGAGACATCCTCACCTAGGATAATTCTTTCATTATTGCGACAGGCAGAAAGGAGCATGGAGACCTTGAGAATATTTGCTAGCTTGCGGCCCATGTAGGCATGGAAGATACCATCGCTATTTCGATGCTCAGAGAGCCAATGGTTGATTTCATCGACTAGGCTGTCTAGCTCCGCCTGGGCGCCGTTCATAACTATGAACTCTCCTTCCAAGAGAGAGATTCTTTTCATTTCGTCTCGGAGCTGCGCTAGCAGCTCCTGGTCTACCTGCGGGAAGCGGGAAAGGCGGGGGCTAAACAGGTCTTCGTGGCAAAAAATGGTGCGCCCCGTGAAGCCTATTCCGGCGGTATCGATGAGGCGCGTGCGCTGGATCCAGTTTGGGGTAGTACATCCCAGTAGCGTAAGCTGGGGACTCATTATCTCGGTTTTGCCGTCTTTGATAAGAGTCTTTGTCCAAAGTTGCCCGGGACGGCGAGAGTCATAGAAATCAATCAGTAAGTCTATGATGTCCCCGCCGCCGATGTCCTTGATAAAGAGTCCAAGCTCGCTACTGTAGGTAAAGAGGCAGGAAGTGCCCGTGCGGAAACCTTTTTCGTCATAAGAACGTTTCATCTCTTTAATCAAGGCTGCTGGCGTTAAGACATTGCTGCTACGAATGGGTTGATTTGGCAGGCCTTCCAAGAGCCATTCAGTTGCCCTCTCTGCGACTGTTGTCTTGCCGCTACCGGCGCCGCCTACAAGAACCACATAAAGATTAGGATAGATTCTGCCAAGAATCTGACCATTATACCAACAGCGACGTTCCAGGAGCGCGGAGACGCATGCGAGGAAAGCCCAGCTAGTATAGAGAGAGCTCCATTTGTAATCGGAAAGGAGCTTATTCCATTTTTCGAGAAGTGTCATAATTGCAATAGCAGGTCCTTTAATCGCAAGAGTTCTTCCAGCGTGAGAATCACACAGCTTCCGCTGCCATCGCGGAGATGAAATTCCTGGTTCTCGCCAAAAGGAATAAATTGAATGGTTGCTTCGTCGCCTAGTGGCGTCTTGTCATAGGGAATCATTTAATATCTCTCCAATTTGGGCCGGTTTTTATATCGACAGTGAAAGCGCAGCGTTCATAGCGCCCGCAGGGGAAGGTTATTTCAGATATCGTTTTATTAATTAGGACTTTCAGTTCTGGTATGCTCTCGCGATGACACTCTAGGAGCAAGGCATCATGGATCTGATTAAGGACGTTGAACTCCGGGACATTTTCGGCGGCTACGAGGCGTAGCCAAAGCATGTTAACGCAGTCTGCTACTACTGTGGGAGGGACATAGGCTAGAGCTTCTTGGACAAGCTTTATTCGGCTGTAGTAGTCATAGTAGTTTCCATAGAACCGCCTTTTGCGGCCTTGGGGGGTCGAGATAGTTTTTGTCTTGATAAGTTCTGCTTGCGTGCGTTTGTGCCAGTCTTTTATGCCCGGGTAGAGCTTGAAATAAAGATCAAAGATTCTCTCGGCTTCGGTAAGGTCCATCCCGGCCTCGACTGCAAACTTTTTAGGTTGCATGCCATAGTTAAGGCCGTTGTTGGCGGCTTTGCCTTTTTTGCGAAAGGGGTTAGTGTCCGCGTCAAAGCCCTCTGTTTCGCGGATGTTAAAGCCTGCGATTGCGCTTCCCGTTAGGCTATGCAAGTCGCCGCCAGGCTGGTCCATAGCGGTTAGCATCTTGTCTTCTCCACTGAGCCACGCGACTACGTGAGGGTCTGCGGCTTTGAAGTCAAGGCTTAAGAGCACCCAGTCCGGGTGACTGGGAATGATGATGTGGCGAAAGCTTTTTGGAATATTTTGAATGTTAAAGCCAGTACCCCAGGGAGTGGCTTGGCTAGAGAAACGGCTCGTAACGGTTCCGCCACCGCCGCTATCCTTCTCATCGGCTCCTTCGCTTGTATCCTTGCCGCCTGTAAGGTTAATGCTGGTATGGAGGCGACCATCTGAGTCTAGCTTTACGTAGGCATAGCTAGTAAGGAGCTTTGCTGCGGAACGGAAGGCGAGAAGCTCTCCGGGAAGCGCGCTCTTGTTGCCTTGCTTGGCTTGAATCTTCTTGAGTGCTTTTTTGTCGGTAGTCTCGACACCTTCTTTGCCCGCTTTACTGCGTTTGCGAGGCAAACGAATGCCGGCCTGTTTGAGAAGGGCTTGTACCTGTTTGGTAGAGCTTGGGCGAAAAATCTGAGGTTTTTCTATGCGCTCGTAGACAGGAAAGCCTAATTTTTTAATAGATGTTAGGGTGGGGGAAATGCGACAGGCAATAAAGTTCCCCTCTAGGTCTTTTGTAAAGTATTTACTACCCGGGCGGATCTTTCCTTTGCGAAGCAAATGCTGGACTTTTGGAGGAAGCTGGGGTGTGTAGATAGCCTGCATTTTGAAAAAGGTTTCTCTTACCTGGGCGATAAGCGAAGCTTTCATTTCGGCGAGGGCCTGGTGGTCTACTACAAGGCCGCGAATGCAGAGATTGAGGACTTCTTTGCTGAGGGGCATGAGGTGGCCGTAGTAAAAGGCCCGGCGAGAGTCTTCGGCAAGAAGGGTGTCTAGTACATCGCGTATGGCAAGGGTGCGGGTAGCGTCTTTAGCGTTGTACTCGAAGAGGCTATCTGTTGCGACCCAGCTTTTTTGATCTTTCCAGGGATCGCAGAACAAGTATAAGCGGGCTAAGTCGCGAAGCGACTTAGGGGCTTCTGGATTCCATAGATGTGCCATTATCATTGTATCGATAATGTCTCCATTTGGGGTAAGCCCTAGCCGTGCTAGCCACAGGCAATCGAAGATATAGTTTTGAAATATCCAGGTACAATTAGGTTTTGCGAAGAGAAGCGCGAGCTGTGTCCAAAAAAACTCTTCTTCTTCGGGGGACCATGCACTCTCCGTTCCGATCATGAGGGGCATAGAGTAGCCGTGATATGTTTCACTTCCGCTGCGGTAGGCAAAGCCTATGGCACTGATCTCTTCTTCATAGAGTTCTATATCTAGGCTTATATTAGACTGCGATTGCAAGATCGCGAAGAGATTTTCTAGGTCATCAAAGGTACGCAGTACCTTTGTGGTTTCTTGGAAACGAGTGTAGGGCTCTTTTAAACCGATAGCCTTAGCCTTAGCGATTGCGGTCTGGATGAAAAGTTCGTTAATTGGGTCTTGGAAGAGGGTACTCGGTTCGGGGCAGTGGATAAGGATAGTGCTGAAGGGTTGTTCTAAGAGGTAGCAGTGATCTTTATCGCGGTCTACGATTAGATTTATGTGGCCGCTTTGTGGGCTGGTGGTAAAGCTAAAGTCGCTGTCGCGAAGGCCGGCTGCGCGGAGCCAGGGGGTTAGGAGATGAGTGTTAGGGGCTACTATATAGAACACTTGGTCTCTTTTTATGCCCCTCTAGGGGAGGGACACCCGGTAAGGGGGATTAACCGGGTGTCCTCGGGGGAAAGCACAGGGTAATTGCGGAGCAATTACTGGACTGTGCTAATACGCTTAATGATATTCTTTTCGCCGTCTGAACCATCGCGACGGGTAAAGGTCTCAACATCAACGTCTGCGAGAACGGTTACGCCCTCTAGATTAAGGGCTTCATAGTTTCCGCCCACGTTAATGCCAATTGCGGCTGGAACGCTGCCATACTCGTCGGCTTCAGCGGATGTGTCTGGCGCCCAAGTCATGGTGTGAAGCGCAGTTTCATCGTTAATACCGGCTGATTGGCCTAGTACTTTGAGGAAGCGCTGGGTCACACTACTGTTCTTGACAGTGCTATCCTTAGCGCGGAATAGGACGAGTGAGGCGCCCGTTAGACCACGATTTTCTGCATCTGCGTGGACGAGAAAAATTTCTGCTTTGAATTTTCCAGTGGAGCCCATCTGGCGCGCGCTAATGCGTTTTACGGTCATCGCGTAGCGACCTGGCTTGGCGAGCTCACGTTCTCTTTTTGGAGCTTCGGCGGAGAGGGCTGCTATCTCTTCAGCCGAGAGTTGTGGATCTTGGAATGAGTAGTTCATTTTCTTTTGTTTCCTTTTTTCTTTTTGTGTGCTTTATTGCACTCTGAAACCTTAACAGGTTTCTCTGGAACTTGCAAGGTTTTTTCGTAGAGCGCCCAAAAATAATTACAGATTTTTGTTTCGTGGTTGTAGGGAGCACTTGAAAAATATGATTGCCACTCTTCAGGATATGCAACGTGGCGATAGCAACTGTCTTTGAGGGGACAATTTTCGCCGGAGCGCAAGGTAATATCAGGCATTATTTCTTTCTCTTTGTTCGGATTAAATAACTGGTAAAATTGTCGGACAATATACCTACAAGAAGTGCCGTAAGTACACATTCAAAAAATAAATCCATTATTTTTTCTCCGTCATAACGCGGCCGTCGAAGACACTTAGGTCAAGGACTTTTAGATTGCCGAGAGCGTCAACAAACTCTGGGGCGACAAAGCTATTAGTAGCTATCCGTTCACTTTTCTTTGCCTTTACAACGTATTTACCGCCGGAAAAGGCAAGATATTGCACATCGGTCATACGGCGTGGGAGACCGTTAATAAAGCTCCCGCGGCCTGCGGCGGCGAGAACTTCCTTGCCCTCGAGATCTTTACTTTTTTCTACGTGGCAGTTAACGATAACGTTACAGGGAAGTTTATGCAGGCGTTTGAAGTAAAGTTCGTTGCAGAGATTGCGAATGTAATCCCAGCCCTCATAACTAAGCTTGCCATCGATTGGGATTTTTCCTTTTACTTTTGCGTGTTCTTCGGCTAGTTCGTTAAAGACGCTGATGGTATCGACTACGATGGTTTGATAAGGGCAATCCTTTAAAAGAGAGTCTGCGAATCGGATCGCACTTTCGACATCGGTATAAGTGTCAAAGTCTATGAGTGCCTTTTGTGCCGCTGGAAGGCTATCGGCAAGGATTTTCATTTTACCGTCGAAATCAAAGAAGTAAACGCGGCCCCAACGGGTGGCATCGGCTGCGCGAAGGCTTTTGCCGGTTCCAGTGTCTCCGATTTGAAGGAGACGGAGAGGAAGCGGTTGCTGGGAAGATACGTCTGCAAGTTTAATTGGCATTGTTACTCCGTTTCAAATATATTTTTCTCTAGCCATGGCCACCCTAGCTTTGAGAGTCTAGTCCAGTATAGGCCTTTGAAAGTTTGAAGGCAAGATAAAAATGCATGGAAGCAAAAATCTAGGTGCTCGTAATGAAAGACCTTTCCCTTTTCGGGCTGATGGCGGGGCAGATGGATGGCGCAATAGCCTTCTACCGGTTCGAGAGGGTGCAGTTCGTTGTAGGCTTGCCTGTAGGCAGCGAGTTGCCAGCCGGTGGTGGGAGATAGCATGCGGCCAGTTTTGAGATCCCCCAGGATCCTACGGATCCGGCCGTCAAAGGCGGTATGTTCTAGGAGCATGTCCACTCTACCGGCGAAGCCATACTGCGAACTGTGTACTGGAAACTCTACGTCTACAATCTTTAGATTGTTTGCCGCCAAGAGAGTGGAAAGAGCGTCTAGCTCGGGGAGTTTGTTATCTAGGCCATGTTTAAATTTATCTTCGAGGGCTCGTGCGATTGTGGTTCCGTGGTCCGCTGCGGTTAAGGACTTGTCATCGATTTCCTCTGCGGGGGTGCGGATGAACCATCGTTTGAGTTCGATTGGGATAATGTGTGCTAGCACACTGGTAACGCTAATGTAGTTAGCGCCGTCGCTATCCGTGTACCAGCGCCAATCGTTTTTATCCTTATCTTGGCAGGTGAGACTCATACCTTTGGGGTTTCCTGTAGAACTTGTTCCAGGAGGCTAACTTTTTTCTTCTTTTTCTGCCCGGCGCGGCGAGAGATAGCTTCCCGAGCCGCACGCCTCTCGGTGACGAAGCTGCTTGCATTTTCGGGAGAGAAGGGCTTGGATAAATTGTTTTGAGCTTCACTCATTTTTTTTTCTTCCTCCTTGGGCCCGATAGAGCCAAAGGTCGAGAATTTCCGTTAGGCGAGAGGTAAATACGACGAGGCTCGCGTGGTGCCAGTCTTCGTGATCTTGGTTGGGCGTTGCAACGACTGTTGCCGTTGCGATGTTTAGCTCATTGAAAGCGAGAATTAAGTTAGTTAATTGGACTTGATCCCAGGCGCTTTTAAAGAAATCTAAGTCTAGGTGATCTGCCGTAACGGCCTCAGCAATAACTTTGTCTTTATCGATTAGGGTTTTGTAGTTTGGCTTCTTCATTTTATCCTCGTATGATTAGACTCTCCGTGGCGGAAGTAGGCGCAGAAAGTGTCATGTGCGGCGTTGGTTAGAGAGACGGTTCCGCTTCGGACTGCGCTGTGAAGCATGGCGCTGCAGGTGCAGTATTTAAGCTCTTTTCTTTCTTTAATAGGGAGAGAATTAAATAAAAGTTTTAACCAGGATTTTGAGACCGAGTCTTTTATACTAATATTTCCATACTTACAAAAATAAATCGATCCTTGATCGATAAATTCGACGATAACCATTTCGCCAATGATATTATCTGAGATAAAGCTGCTATGGCTAGGAAAATACATACCGGGCAAATTCGGACTTAATATAAAGCCATTTAGAATCAGGGCTTTTTTTTCCGGGAAAGTAAAGGTATCTCCCGGCTTTAGACTATCGATTTGTTGAGAGGTCATAGAAGCCCCAAAAGATGCGCGAGTTTGTAGCCGGTCAAAACGGCGCCACCTAAAACAATTAACATAATTGCGATAAAGAAATATAACTCTGCCATTTCACGAATAAAGTTTTTCATATTTTCCCCTTGTTGTAGGGCCAATTAGCGGGCCTTGGGCTGATCTTATCGAGCTCTTCTAGCTCGATGAGGCTTTCCGCGAGCATGGAGTCTATTTCTTTTTGTACTCGCGCTTCGTCCTCGCATTCCGGGCAAAAGAAACTTGTGAGAAGGGGCTTTAGAGGGCAATTATGCTTTTGGCATTTGTCTGGCATGTTAGTGGACACTCTGGCCTGTGCCGATGTGATCTCCCTCCAAAAAAACATTTGGATCGTTTAGATTAAGGGTTATGACGCTGGCCGCTTGCACGCAGAGACTAGTTTTGTGGAGTTGGGGGCCGAAATGTGGGCCTGAGACTTCTTTAAATAGAATGCCGTTTGGGGTGCAGCCGCCGACTTCCCGGCCAGTGAAGAGATAGATGCCGCTGGTGGAGCTAAAGACCTTCTTCATTGGGTCATCGGTTGGGAAGGTGCTGCGCGCGGGAGCGTCGTCGCTAGGCATGCGGAGGGTCATTAGGACCGCTATGGCGATAATCCAGAGCATGATTGCCGTGGCCGCGAGAAAAGCATCTAGAGGGCGTGAGAAGTTCATGAATTAAGCATGACACAGGGCCGGGGGTTCTGTCAAGAAGTTTTATGAGGCGAGTTCTTGCGCGAGACGGGCAAAGCTCGCTCGCCAGGCGGCTAGCTCTCGGCGGCGCCTGCGGAGGACGTAGGCAGGGTGGTAAAAGAAGGAGACTATTTTAGGCATCTTTAGGAAGTGAAGCGGCCATTTTTGTATTGCCTCTCTGGCGGTGCGCCCTAGGCAAATGAGAATCCGCGGCTGCGCCAGTAAGAAGTGTGCTATTAGCTCGTCTTGGTAGAGGGCTATTTCATCGGGAGTGGGGGTTCGGTTGTTGGCCGGGCGGAAGTTTATGGTATTTGCGAAGAGACATTCATTATCGGAAAAGCCTGCGTCTGAAAGGGCGCGGCGGAGAAGTTGCCCGGATGAGCCTATAAAAGGACGGCCGAGGGAGGCCTCTAGGCGACCGGGGGCTTCTCCTATGAGCATGATAAGGGCCGGAGAGGGGCCTTCGGGGTGGACAAACTTTTCCATCAGAGAACCTTTAGGGTAGTGAGGGGACAAAAGCTATCGTGAGGTTTTTCGTCTAGAAGCATTGCACGGGTCATGAGTTTGGCAGAGCACTTGCAGAGACGTGAAGCGCGAGCCTCACGGATTGTGTCTATGGAGTTCTTGGAGAGCGCTCGGTCATAGGTCGGCGAGTTTACGTAGTAAAGAAGATCATTCTCGATAAGCTCCACTATCGTTTCCGCAGGAAACGGCCACCATAGGCGGGGTAGACCGTAGGATTGTTGTTCTTGGTCGCTAGGGATTCGGAAGAGAAAGAAATGCCTCTTTGCCATTCTAGGCTCTAGTAAGATTGTATTCCATGAGTTCAAGCCACAGCTTTTGGGGGTCTCGGTAGCGCTGTGGGAATTTGCGCTTGCTATAGAGGCGCATGGCTTCGATCATGGTTTTTTCTTCGACAAGGGCTTCGTTATCAGCTTGCTTGACGAGTGGGTCTAAGAGAGTCGGTAAATTGTATTCTTCCATGAGACGAGTAAAGTGAAAGGCTTCAATGGCTTCGATTTGATTACAGGAATGTTTAACGTGGCTGGGGATATCCCCGATTACAACTTCGGCTGCATCATGGAGAAGAGCCTGAAGGCGCTGGGAGCGGTCGCCGCCTCTGTCTCGTACGATTTCATAGACGCGAATGGAGTGGGTAAGCACGTCAAGGCATCCGGCTGAGCCAGCGAAGCGATTGATGTGGTTGAGACTGAAGGCAATTGCTTCGAGGGGAAGCCTAGCAATGTTGAATGCATCGCCGGGAACGGGAGGAACCAAGAGATGGACGAAGTGTTTGCGGTTATTAGATAGTTTCTTTTCCATACCGAGAGCTTACCGCGAAAAAGAGACGTTGCCAAGGATTTTTTTATCCATGTCGGTTAGCTTGTCCTTGGCGACACCCCGGCGGCCATTGGTGGCGACTACCGTTTGGCGACAGTAGCCACAAGATAGACAGAGATGTTGGAGGGTGGTCATATAGCGAGTGTGGGCTAGGGGGCGGATCCAGTTTGTGCCGTTACAGTACGGGCACCATGTTTTGCGGGATATTACCATAAGATCGCCGCGAGAAAAAGGAAAGAAAAGACTGCATGGATTTTCCAGGTTATTCTGGCATAGTCTAGTGCATTTTCTGCGGTGACTGCGCCGAAGAGGCTAAGAGCGCTGCTGAGGGAAGAGATAAAGAGGCCGAGGGCGTAGAGTTTGTATGGGTCCATGGAAAGAGCTTAACAAATGCTTGCGGGAGTGTCAAGTTTATGATAGGCTTTTCGGATGGTGTTTAAGAAGCAAAAGAAGAACCCGAGCTATAAGTTTGAGATTGGGTATAAGCTTATCCTTCTTAATAGCAGTCTTTTCCATCAGTCCCTGTATCAAGTTTTGGATGAGGGCGAGGCTCTGGTGGATGTTAACGATGATCTATGGATTCGGCTGGAAGATGACGGCGTTTTTAGTACGTATGCTAAAATCAAAAAATTGGAGACAAAATGGTCACACTAAAGGCTCTTAGGAAAGCGCGAGGCCACTTTGTGGTTTTACAGATTAAAGATCATGTTATCGGTGGCGCAGATATAGATCCGGTTTTTATAGAAGTAAATGGATGGCTTTCGGTTGTTGATGAGGAAGAAGGCGTCGTCCAGCTTCTTCATTGGGTCTCTAGTGAGAACCGTGATGACGATGAGGGAAGTCTAATTCTTATCCCGGCTATTGTGCGGTTGCGGGTACTGGGGGAATGAAACTTTTTCTATTTTTGAGCCCTATAGCCATTTGGCTATATCTGGTCTTCAGTCCGCCACAGTTTGGAACGACCCCTTTTGAGGAGACTACTATTATTGAGGCGATCCTTGATTTCGGGAATTGTTCTCTGGTTCCCGCGGAGGCTCAACGAAGGCTGAAAGAGCTTTCTAGTGTGATTGTCCTCCACGAGGACCTCTATCGCTTTCCTGCTTTTCGTCCGCCGAATAATGAGCTACAGATCTGTGGCGTCACGTTCTATCTAGGGAAGCCTATCATTGCCTTAAACACTAACCCTCTTGCTTTTGAAGCATGCTTTTGGTTTGGCGAGCAAGACTATCAACGGACTATTCGCCACGAGATGCTCCATGTCGCGGGGTTAGACCATGGAAAGCTATTCTCTCGCATTCTCCGTGAATGTGAATAATCACGCCTACTTAGCGATTAATAAGCCAAAAACAGCTCTTTTCCTTGTAATTTCATGCGCTTAAAGATTAATTATTAATTTCTGCTAGACCCCCACCCCCCTTCTCTCAGTATTTTTTTTATTGACACGGCCTACCCCCTTATGTGAAAATAAATAATTAAGATGGAAAAAGATAAAAAACTCAAGCAAATCAAGTCAGTTAGCCTTTCACCAGAGCGAATCGAAATTATTAATCGCTTCTGTAAAGAAAACGACTGTAGTTTCAGTGCTGCCATCAACATGGCTTTTGATGCCTTTCTCAAGCTTCCTCCTGAATCTCGCCCAACAAAACGCGGAAAGCTTTCTCCCGCATCCCTCCGCAGGAAACAAGATAATGCCATGGCCAGATGGGATAACTTTTGCATCCTCCACGGAGAGACCCTTACTACCCGATTTTTTGGCCCTCGCGTGCTTTGCGCCGAACGGGGAATATTGTGGAATATAGTGGACAGTGATCCCCGGCAATTTATTGAAGATCGAAAACTTTTTTGGAAGCTCAATTATTCTGGGTTAAGTTTACCCGAAGATTTAATCATAGAATTATCAGCTGGTCATCCGGAGTTTTTCATCGAAAGTCAAGCCTACATCAACGGCACTCCCGGAAAATGGGAGGAGGAATTATGAAGAAAAAACTATACGAATTAACCCCAGAGCATGAAGCCCAACTAAAGCCATGGGCCGATAAATGGACTAAGATTATACTTAATACGGATGCCATGACGGAAGATGATAAAGTGAAGTTTAAGGAAGCTATGGATGGTTTATATGCTGCCGCCAATTTACCCGTTCCAAAAACTATTATACACGTACAAAGTCCTTTTGTGGCTATTATGGCCGGCGTTCTTGCCACTTGTCTTATAGAAGAGCAACAAAAAAATAAAATAAACGTCGCCATGAGATCCGCGACAGAGGCCGCGACAAGGGCCGCGACAGGGGACGCGACAAGGGCCGCGACATGGGCCGCGACAGGGGACGCGACAAGGGCCGCGACAGACTTAA